GTTATAAATTGAAAAGTTTCAGACTCATTAGATGCATTAAATACCCACTCAGAAGTTAGAGTTATTGAAGATGGCCGATTTGCAACGCCGGAAAGATTAACATATAGCGTGAGTGAAGAAGATGATGGGGTTCTTGATCTTGGTCTATAACCAAGAGCTTCGGCATGTGATACAACTGATGATCTTAATTGCGCAGTATTTAAAAATGCTTCATTAGTTGCAAAGTTTGCGGTAAGCCCATTAAAGTGTGTATTGTAAGCTAAAACATCTAATACATTAGATAAGCCAGATGCTTCAAAGTTATAGTCAGAAAATTCTGGTTGCTGTGCAAAATAAGTTTTTAAACTATTTCTTATAGCATCAAAATCTAAAGCTGTTGATGTAATATTTGTGGCCATTATCTCAACCTCGAAATTTCTGTTTCTAGTGTAATTGTTTCATTTGTACTTAATATAACAAAAGTTATTGATACGTCAAGAGAATTTGCATAGTCTCTATATGAAGTGGATACGTCTATTACTTCAGCTCTTGGTTCATAATTTTCTATTGCTAATTTTATTCTTTGCTCTACTTCAAAATCTAAAAACTGATCACCAAGTTCAAACAGCATATCTCTAATACTTCCACCAAAGAAAGGTACAAAAGGTTTTTCATAGTGATTTGTAAGAATTAAATTCTTAACAGCTTGTTTTACCGCATTAGCGTCAGTCTTTTTAAATATATCACCATTCTTTTTCTTTTTAAATGCTAAATCAATATCCGAATATATCCTACTGCTTGAAGCAACTATTTTTACTCCAGCATCTAATTTTCTATCTTCAATTGATAATGATCTTGATGGCATATTTTTCTCTTATTTTATTGTATTATTTATAATGTTTTTAAGGTAATACTTCGATTAAGTCTGTTGTTGTCTGTAATGTACCGTTATAAACTGTTTTAATATTTTTATTAAAAAATGCAGTATAATTTTCTGGTATGGTCGGCATACCAACACCTACCTGAGAGTGTAAAGATCCATCAGTGTTATAATTATCGTAGTACATAATTAAATTTTCATAATTAGTATTATCTTTTAAATATACAGCAAAATCAAAAGATTTACTATTAGAAATTTGACCAGTAAATGAGTCATAGACTTCATATACAACAAACTTGCCATCTTTAGCGGATTCTTTAATACCTCCGGGAGTCAAAGTTTCTTCAGGTCCGGGTTTATATAAGCCTTCAACAACTACTAAATTATACCCTTGAAATTGATCAAGCTGATAAAATAAATTAATTATCTCAGACTGAGGATATAAATTCCTTGCTATATTTTTTCTCTGTTCTGCGCTAGTTGTATGATTTAAATTTATGGGGTCTTTAGCTCCAGCTATAAACTTAGAAATAGGAATACCACTTCCAAGATTAGTTCCCATAGTAATATCACTTTGTTTATTAGGATCATACTTAGAATCAACGGGTATAGTTCTTTCTACTCCACGAGATGAAGACTCTCTAAGTGTATATTTTTTACTTAGGGCTTCTTCCCTTCTTGAACCTATTGGTGTATAGCCAGTTCTTGCTGTTTGATTTATACCTTTTATTCTGCCAATTTTTTCTGGTGCCACAGAAGCAAATTCAGAATTAAGTGATTCATTTGCAACCTGGCTTTCCAAAAATTTATTATTTTTTAGATTAGAAGTTTCTTTCAACTTTGATCTTACTTCTCCAGTATCTAATTTTTTATCTGTTATACCACCAGAATTTTTAGTTTGATTAATGCCATCTAATATTCCACCATCTCTGTCAATTCTAATTTCTCTTACACCTCTATCTTCATTGAATAGAAATGCATTGACAATGGTTGAAGTTGGTTTAAATTTTTTACCTTGTGCTACAGGATCTTCTTTACTATGTGCAGTAGTATCTACAGATCCACTGTGTGACGCTCCTAGGGCAGCAGTACCAGCTTTCAGTGCACCTTTTGCTGTACCGTTTAAACTACCGTGAAATACTTTTGCTTTCATAGTTTTCTTTGCTTCGACTTCACTTGCATGCAAAGTTCTATCTACATAACTATTTTGTGAAAACATTGTTACATTGTCGCCACCAATAGTTCCATCATCTCCGAATACTGAAATATCTGAAGCGGCAATATTTACATTTGGTGAAGACATACTGATTTCAGATTCAGAAGTTATATATGTATTACCACTATGTGAATATTCTGCAGTACCATCTACTTCATTATTAAATGTGCCTTTTGTGTAAGTACCAAATCCACTTAAATATGTATTAGCAACTTTTTGTAGTACAGTAGATGTTTTCGTTTTCTGTATTACTTCATTAAACAGTCCGACAATATTTTTACGATAATTGCCTATAACATTTAATATATTATTCCCGCCAACTTTTACATTATAATCACCCTTCACATCTAAATTATAATCACCCTGAACAGTAAGATTTAAATTGCCGTAATATGTGATACAACCATTACCTTCTACAGCCATAGTATGATTTTCAGATACTAAATCAACTCTATTACCTAAACTATTGACAATAATAGTACCATCGGGTTTTATTTCAACACCTGCACCATCTTTATGTTTAATAAGTATTCTTTCTCCGCCAGGAGTATCATTAATTTCAATTATATGACCAGATGTTGACTCGTTCACTTGATTTAAAGGGTATATTGCTTTTGGTTGTTTTACTAAAGTTGTCTCACAGCCTATGGAACCATTTTTAATTTTTAAATTATGAACTTTTGTTCCACGTGATCCCTTATTAACTGATGGTTCGCCAACATATTCATCTTTAGGATATTTTCCGTCTGGGTCAACAAATCCGTCTGTAGGCACACCTTCATTATTAACCTGAGCTTTCCCGTCGGTTGCAATTCTTTCTTCTATATTATCATTTTCGGTAACCATGATTTATCCTCTACGAAGGTTTTGCATTAGTGTTACTTGCGCCTACAAGTTCGGAAGGAGACAAGGGTGGAAGAGTCCCCGATGCGGATTTATTTTTCTTCTTAAATTTATTTTGCACATATTCTTGCATATCAATTCCAGGATCAACCTTTGACTCTGGATCAGTATCGTTATGACCCCAAACTTGTCCACCAGGCCATACAACATAAAAAGCTTTAAGAAATTGATCTAAAGTATTCCATTGTTCTGATGTGATAGACTCGGCACTAATAAATTTATTATAGCGTGGATTACCACTATTACAATTATATCCACCTACCATTGAAACACCTATACTATACTTATTATGACCATTAGCTTTTGCGTGTGCCCCGATCCGGTTCAACGGTCTTCCTCTTTGAAGTGACCCATCTCTTTTAATAATATAATGGTATGAGCATCCTGAAAATCCTCTATTTATTGCTATGTTATGCAATTCTTCCGAACCAACATGACCTTGGTCCATATAATGTGCGGTCCAGTGTACAACAGTTTCGGTAATTTCTCTATTGGTTCCTCTAAAATCAGCAATAAGTTCCTCTAAGCTATCAACAAACTTAAAATCATAAGAACTTGGAACACCTTTATCTACTGTAGAAGAAATTGGAAAATTCTGTTCGTTTGAATTTAATCTTTCTACTTTAGTAGTTGCTGGTTTTAATTGAGTAAATTCAGAACCTCTACTAGCTACAACATTAGATATTGAAGGATTTATGCTATAAACACTCTTAAGAATATTATCTATATTAGAAGGCTGATTAGGTAAACTTTCTAATCCTCTTTGTATAATATTAACAGCATTTTCTTTTCTACCTAAAACTATTTCTTGCATAGCTTGATTTAAAACGGAGTCTTTTAATAAACCATCAGTACTCGACACAAGCTCATTTCTTAAAACATCGGTTCCCAATAAGAGTAAATTGGTTAATATACCGCCTTCGAAATTATTAGTAGAGCTAAGTCTGGATATAGTTGCGGAAGCAAGAGAATTTGCAAATGAACTTTCTCTTGTTGTATCTTTAATATTTGAAATAACCGTATCTGCAGCTGCGGTTGTAAGTTGACCTATTAATGAATCATTTGGATCAACACCACTAATATTACCTATTGTACTAAAAATAGAAAATGGCGATGATGCAATTACGTGAGATTTTAAATTTCCTAATACTGGAGCTTTACCAGTTATAGCTTGCAGGGCTCTACTATTTGTTGGTGTGCTAGTAAATGCCGAGAAAAATCCCTCAATAGGATTTTTTAATCTCACTGGACCAATATCTGGTATTGAATTAAGGTCAGATGTATCACTTAAAGAAGTTAAGGATTCAATATTAGCAACTGTAGTATTTGCATTTTTGGCTACTACACTACTTAATGTAGATTGATTAGAAACACCTAAGTTGGAAATAGTTTCAGAAACTTCAGAAATGTTTGTCTGTTCTTTTACTCCACCTAAAATGGAACTAAAACCGTCTGGGCTAATTGAATTTTTTAATAAAGACATAAAATAAACTCCATCAAGAACTACTGTATAAATCGTATGCTATTTGAGCAAAGTTATATCTTTTGCCAAATGTTCCAGGTCTAGGTCTTTCAAACTTTGTTTCAAATACTCTTGTTGCATCAGAAACTGTTGTTGCATTTTGTAATGCGCCGTAACCTAACCAAGACTGTGATTCTAATTCGTGCATCATGAAAGGTAGCTGTGCTTCAAGAGTTGTATGATCTAAACCATTACTATTAGAAAATTCTATAAGATCCTCATATCTCGAACCTCTCCATTGTGCAAGCCCGAAAGCTGGTTTACCAACATCGTTCGGATTAAGTGCATTAGGATCTAAATTTGATTCCGCTGTTAAATTGCCTATAACACCAGCAGCTTGTTCGTCAGTCAATCCTTGTTTCTTTAAATAGTTAAATATTTTCTCACCATTTGAGCCACCTGGTAAATCTTGAGAATCAATCTTACGGCCATCGTTGCCCTCACCATCTTGAACATCACTAGGTTCTTCTCCGTCTAAAGGAGTTTCTTCTTTATTATTACCCGTGGCATTTTTCTTTCTTTCAAAGTGGTGTACAGATCCCATAACCATTGGTAGCTGAGAACTAGAACCATCTATAAAAAAACCAATTACTTGAGAACCCTGTTGAAGCTGAGGCATTTTCCCTATTCCTGATATACCTCCTTCAGTTGATGGAACTATAACTTGAGCCCAAGGTAAATCATTTGTCGAAGTTTGTGCAACACTAGGAGAATGAATACCTCTTATTCGTACTTTTACTCTACCAAGTTTAAGGGGATCTTTATTATTGACAACTATACCTATAAACCATCTAAAATAGTCACCATAATAATCACCCTGTAAAGTTTTTAAATTATTATTTCTCACGTAAACCCTCCAGCTGATCTAGGTTTATATCCTAATTTAGCACAAGAGATTACAGCATTATAAATGTTTTCTTGAAATACATGTCTTGTAGCATATATCATATATGCTCCGCTTTTTTTCTTATCCAAATTATTATCTGGGCTAGAATTTGAAGTATCTGCTATATTAGAATTAAATGATATATTAATTAAATTGCCTACAGATTTATTTATGCCTCTATGTAAGAAGTTTTTACCTGGTACTGATATATCTATTGAAGATTTATGTAAGAAATGTCTAAGAGATTTTGACTTTGCTTTAAACATGTGTGATGACGTTCCAGAGGCTTCATAATAATTAAAAGAACCGTCCTCAAAAGTTTTTGATGGAGCCATCTGACTAATTTCACTTGTATCATAATTATGCATAGCACCTCCAGGAAATGCTGTTATTCCATCATAAATTGGAAGATTTTGTCTAGGTGGATATGGAATACCACCAAATACTTCTTGAGCATTAATTCTTGAAGTATAAGATTTATTTTTTATTGTGTCAATAAAATTATAAGTTGATCCAGTAAAACCTTTTCTTGCCATCATTAATTGATCTTCAATATTTGTATATTTAAAATTTCTTATTGAATAGAACTGTCTAGGATCTTGAGTCTCAAATCCAGAACCAATTGATTGTGAAAAAGTATAGTCGTATGTGCTTTGATTAAGTGGTGTTAAATTTAATATTTTTTCTAAATCTAAAAATCTTAATTGATCATCACATATTGTAGAGAATAAAAAATATGGGAGACCAGTTGCCGAAGATGCTCTGTCTTTTATCCAATTAGCTGCTTGAATTGGTTCCATATTTGGAATTAATACTTTCATATTACCATCAGTGTGTTCACTTCCGCCAATCTGAGCAACTGATCTTCCTAAGTATTCACCTAATATATTATTAATAATAGAGCTTGGTACACCACTATAGGGTTTTTGAACACGCATCAACCTTGAGTAATATCCTATATCCTCTATTAAACTAATACCAACTAATTCAGTATTATCATTTGATTTCACGCTTTGTACTATTTCACTTATAATAAATTTTTTCATGATAGTAAATTCAGAATCATCTAGCGTACTTGATATTTCTATAGTAACTAATTCGGTTCCACTGATTTCTGCTGTTTCTAAAATTCTATTTGTATCAGCAAATACAACTTGTCCAGTTAAATATGGCTTATCAACATGCTCATATATGTTAACTTCATTAATAACAGAAGTTATATTAAATTCTGTATTTAAAGATTGCTTTTCAATTATAATTTTTCTAATAAGAAATTCAGCATTAATCTCTTGATTTGATTGTTCGACCATCAGATATTCTCTCGGAGAGCACTCTTATATGCAGCAAAGACACTAGAAACTGTTTCTGGTTTAAATATTTTTATAGTAAGATTTTCATTATTTTGTTCTTGATAATATTCAAGGTTTGTCACTTCAACTAAAGACGCACCAGGACCTACTGTAGGATCTATATCAACGATATCATTACCAGATTTATAATATCTTGCTGCGTTATATTCTGCACTAGTTGAGTGTAGTGTAACAGTTTTATTAGGATCTCCTACTAATTGTATAGTTTCACCTAAAATAAAAGTTGGAGTTGATTGAACTGTAATAGTTCCTAGATTTGAATTAGTTGATATCACCTTACCAACTGCAGCAGAGTCTTGCCCAGTAATAGAATCTCCTACTTTAAATTTATCATAAAAATAATCACGAGTCGTAAGAGTAGTGTTGTTATATTTGTTTTTAACATATTGTTCTAAACTTTTACTTGATAGTGGCCAACCTTTTGTCTTTAAATTATCATTAAGTAAAAAGAATGTCCAATAATAATCTGTAGTACCGTATAACATTTGAGAAACTTGATCTGGTCTTTCTCCATCATATAGATTATAAAAAGTGTACATTGATGAGTTATCTTTAAATCTATCAATTATATCAACATATACGGAAAGATTTTGAGCAAGATTAAATTCTTTCTCATTACCATATTTGTATATAACTTCTGGGAATCCTGCAAAAAATGTCATATTTAAGTTACTCCATCATTAGCTCTTGCTATAAAATCATTCTTCATATAATGTTGATCTATGGCCTCATTAGCACTTTTACTAGTTTTATGAGAATTACCGACTAAGGCATCTGATTTATTTAAAGTAAATTCTTCAGCAAGTGATACTTGTATTGAAACTTCATTAAATTCTCCATCTTTATAAAAACCACCAGTGGAATTATATGATGCAGTAAACGCTTTAAGATACATATGCTTAAAACTTAAATTGGGATTATCTTTAGATAAATCTTTTCCATCATACATTAGTTTAATTTCAAATAAATTAGGAAACTTATAACCAGCATCTATACTATTACCACCAGTGCCCTCTAGTTTAATAACTTCTGGATAAAGATTTGATCTAAAAAATGTAACAATATTTTTAATTTCATGTTGTTCTCTTTTACTTGTTGGGACCATCTTAAAGTCAAAAGAAAACTCTCGTATATTTACGGATCTAAACATCATTCTAGTATTCGGATTAGGTGTTACTCTTAATGATCCTCTAACCGCATCGGTACCCGGGCCTGGTAATCCCGCAGCTAATCTACTAGCACCAAGAGATGCAGCATCGCCGGATACATTTCCTTTTAGTGTTTCAATTAAACTTCCCATACCATCTTGAAGGGCTGCACCTACAGCTGCAACAATCCCGCTTCCAGCATCCATTGACCTTGAAGCACCCTCTCCTAAAATGCCCAGACTTGCTGCTTCTATACTAACTCCATCCTGAATAGTAACTGGTGTGGGCATATATAAAGCAACAGACGTGTCACCTCTCCTTTCGGTAGAAGCAGAAATTGCTGAGTTTCCGAATTGAGTTAATGAATTTTCTAAAATACTCTTAGCGGTTCTTTCTATAAAACCTTCTCTGGCTATAGAAGGAGAACTACTATTATTATCGCTAGAAGATTGCGCTTCTGTCTGAGCTATATTTACTCTATTCTGATAAGTAGGTCCGTTTTTAATAATCGGCGTAAATTTAATATATGCCTTATACTTATCTCTATTTTCAATAGGGAACATATATGTTCCACGTGCGTTAGTAACCATCCAAATTATTCCTAATAAATAGAATTATCTTATTCTTATTTATATAATTAAAATGAAAGTATTATGAAAACATACCAAGGAAAATACAAAGTAAAACACCGGTCAAAATATCGTGGTGATCCAGATAATATAATTTATAGATCAATGTGGGAAAGACATTGTTTTAAATGGTGCGATAACAACCCCTCAATAAAAACTTGGGCATCGGAAGAAGTTGTAGTCCCATACTTCTATGAAGTTGATAAAAAATATCATAGATACTTTGTTGATCTAAAGATAACATTTAAAGATGGTAAGACTATTATTGTGGAAATTAAACCAGATAGTCAAACGGTCCCTCCAAAGTTTCCAGGAAGAAAAACTAAAAGATACATTAATGAAGGTATGACATATGTTAAAAATATGAATAAGTGGAAAGCCGCAAAAAACTTTGCAGATGACAGAAACTGGGAGTTTCAGATTTGGACAGAAAAAACATTACAAAGTATGGGTATAATGCCAAAGCAGTCTAAAATGAAGAGTCTTCCGAAGATGAAAAAAATTAAAAAATCATTATAAATACTACAATGGCAAGTATATTTCAGAATCTTGAGATCGAAGCGTTTAGAGCAGGTATTAACCCTCGGACACAAGAATCGAGAGATTGGTTTAGAAAAAGAATCGGTGCTTTACGTGGTGGAGCAATGCGCAGAATCAATAGGAATACTCTATTGAAAGATGAAGAATTGTCTCTTGAAAATAGAGCTATTATTGGTAATATGTATATGTTTTTCTATGATCCAAAACATAAAGACACGTTACCATATTATGATGGATTTCCTCTAGTAATACCAATCGGTCCTGCAGAAAAAGGTTTTCTAGGTTTAAATTTGCATTATTTGCCGCCAGTTTTAAGAGCAAAACTTCTTGACGGTCTTATGGATACAACAAATAATAAAAGATTTGATGAATCTACTAAATTTAATATAAGATATAGACAACTTAAAAGTGCTTCCAATTTAAGATATTTTAAACCATGTGTAAAGCACTATTTAAATTCAAATGTGAGAAGTAGATTTGCAAAGGTGGATTCGCCAGAATGGGAGATTGCAACCTTCCTTCCGACAGCATCTTGGAATAAATCAAGTGGCGCTGCAGTATATAAAGCATCAAGGAATATGATCTAATGAAAGTAGAAGATTTTAGAGCATCTTTAAAAGAAGGTTTGGCAAGAAATAATCTTTTTAAAGTTAGGTTTCCGACTTTTACCGCCTTGCCCGATATTAGTGCTAATCAATTAAATTTTATGTGTAAAAGTGTTACAATGCCAGGACGATCTATAAGCGTAAATGAAAGAGTAATAGG